CATCATGGTGTAAGCCAGAGTTAATCACTCATTTAAAGGGGTCTTTTTAGACCCCTTTTCTTTATCTTAACATTTTAAGGTGTATAAATAGTAGTATGGCAACATTAACTACAAACAAAAATTTCTTAAGCCCTACAGGCTTTCAATTTAAAATAGATACGTTATATCCTAACTTAGAGTATTTTGCGGTTGGCGCTACATTACCTGGCGTTAGTATGTCAGCTTCTGAGCAAGGATATAGAGGAGTCAATTTAGCATTTACAGGTGATAGACTTACTTTCGAAGATTTAACGCTACGTATCAATGTAACTGAGAATTTAGAAAACTATATTGAAACTTTTGATTGGATGCATAACTTATCTCAAACGAGTACTGCTGAAGATTTTAAAGTTGATGCTACATTATTAATATTAACATCACATAACAATGTAGTAAAAGAGATTAAGTTTAAAGGAGTGTTTCCAACAAGTATATCTACTGTGGAATTTGATACACAGACAGAAAGTATAGAGTATGTCCAAATGGATGTTACATTTAACTATACTAACTTTGAATTTGTATAAAAAGTCCTTTACAAATCACTAAAACTATGGTATAATATTATTATGAATAATTTGCAACAAATATTAGAAATGTGGAAAACTGATTCCATTATAGATGAAATGAATCTAGATGAGACATCAAGAGATTCTGCTAAACTCCACGGTAAATACCTAGAACTTCTCTCAGTAAATCGAATGAAACTTAAAAAGGCTGAGCTTGAATTCAAAGTCTTATTAAAAGATAAATGGATGCATTATAATGGTAAAATGTCTCAAAAAGAAATGGATGACAGAGGCTGGGATTACGATCCTTTGAATGGTCTTACAGTTTTAAAAGGCGATATGGATAGATATTACGATGCAGATCCATTAATACAAGAGCATCAAGCTAAGATACAATACCTAGAAGAAATGTGTTCAACATTAAAAGAAATACTAGAGAACGTTAAATGGCGTCATCAAAACATTAAGAACATGATTGAGTGGAGGAAGTTCACAAGCGGTATCTAATGGAAACCATTACTATTCAAAAGAAGAATGAAGTCTTCTTAAATATTCAAACCGACCCATCAATAGAGATGGAACTCTCAGAGCATTTTCAATTCTTTGTGCCTGGATATAAATTTATGCCAGCATATCGTAATCGTATGTGGGATGGCAAAATAAGACTATTTGATAGTAGAAAGAAAACATTATACACAGGATTGCACAAATATTTGCGTGAGTTTTGTGACGTGAGGGATTATAACTTAGAAGTGATAGAATCGCCACAATATGGTACACTCGAATCATCCCTAGAGCCTAACCTAGAAGGCCTATTATCAAATCTGTCCCTTTCTGTGAACGGAGCTGATATTATACCCAGACAATATCAATTGGAGGGACTCTCGCACACACTTTCAAAAGAGAAAACCTTATTACTATCACCTACTGCTTCTGGGAAGAGTTTAATCATATATTTAGCGATAAGATATTACCTTGATTGTTTTGATGGTAGTGTTTTGCTGATAGTACCTACGACATCATTGGTAGAGCAAATGTATTCTGATTTTGGAGACTATTCTCGTAAGGATGCTTGGTCTCATGAAGAAAACTGTCATAGAATATATTCCGGCCGAGAAAAAATAGGAGTACAACAGAGAATTATTATATCAACTTGGCAATCAATATATAAATTACCTGCAAGTTGGTTTAATGGATTTGGTATGGTCATAGGAGATGAAGCACATAACTTTAAAGCAAAATCTCTTACAAGCATATTAGAAAAATGTACAGAAGCTAAATATCGTATTGGTACTACTGGAACGTTAGATGGAACACAAACGCATCAGTTAGTATTAGAAGGATTATTTGGACCAGTATATAAAGTAACTACTACAAAAGAGTTAATGGATAATGACGATCTTGCTCAATTAGATATCGATATACTTATACTTAAATATAAGGAAGAATACTGTAAGCAGATAATAAAAGAAAAGTATCAACAAGAACTTGATTTTATAGTAAGATATGAACCAAGAAATAACTTTATATCTAATCTTGCTCTTGATCAAAAAGGAAATACTTTAATCTTATTTAATTATGTAGATAAGCATGGTAAACCATTACACTCATTATTACAAACTAAAATACCAAAAGAGCGAAAGCTATTTTATGTATCAGGAGAAACAGATGTTGACACAAGAGAATCAGTCCGTGAGATTACCGAGAAAGAGAAGGACGCAATTATCGTTGCAAGTATTGGGACTTTTTCTACTGGTATTAACATTAGGAATCTACATAATATCATCTTTGCTTCACCAAGTAAAAGTCAAATTAGAGTACTTCAATCGATCGGGAGAGGGTTGAGGAAGAGTGAAGATGGAACAGATACAAAGATATATGATATTGCAGATGATCTACATTGGAAGAATCAAAAGAACTATACATTACAGCATGCTGCTGAAAGAATTAAGATCTATTCAAAAGAGAGATTTAATTATAAGATGCACGATATAAACATATAAATAATAATATGGAATCATTAAATATTAGACATTTTAAACTCATGAACGGTGAAGAGATTATTGGTCTTCTTGCAATAAAGAACGACAATAATTATATTATTGAAAGACCAGTAAGAATTCATCCAAGTCTTCTTGGAGGTGTTCAATTCTCAGCATGGTTCCCATTTTCTGAAAGTAAACAATTTAAAGTACTTAAGAGTAGCATAATACAGCATGTACCAATAGCAGAGTCTATAAAAGATACATATGTACAGTTTGCTCTTAAGATGGATAAACCTATCACGCCACCTGATACTCGAACTGATGAAGAACTCTTAAAAGAGTACGAAGACTCGTTTGGCAGTTCGGCTGATGATTTGATACCTGAGACAAAGAGAACATTACATTAAATTAGTATACCTCTACCGCTCCGGGTGTTAATATATTATACCATAAAAACAAGCAAATGTAAACGACTTTTGTGAAAATAATTAAAATAAATTAATCGTTTACATTTAGCAGAAAATATGATATAATAGTATATTATGGAGAAAACAATATGACCACAAAAGTCAAACCAAAAGATAAACCCCATTACGTAAATAATAGAGAATTCTCTGAAGCAGTCATGGAATATGCTATTAGCGCTCATGATGCTAAGAAAAAAGGAAATGCAGTACCAACTGTTACAGATTATATTGCATCTTGCTTTATGAAAATCTCTGAAGGACTGTCTCACAGACCGAACTTCGTGAGGTATACTTATAGAGAAGAAATGGTTATGGATGCCGTTGAAAACTGTTTAAGAGCAATCAATAATTATAATATTGAAACTGCTACAAGAACTGGAAAACCTAATGCATTCTCGTACTTTACTCAAATTTGTTATTTTGCATTTATTCGTAGAATAACTAAAGAAAAGAAACAACAAGAAATCAAATTTAAGTTCATTGAGAAGATGGGTATTGAAGACTTTGTTGCTATGGGTATGGATAACGAAGGCGCTGAACAAACAATGGCTTATGTAGATACGTTAAGACAAAGAATCGGTCAGATACGTACAAAAGACGAAGCTATTAAACAATTTGCAAAAGAGGAGAAAAAGCGAGAGAAAGAAAAGCTCGAGCTGTTTATGTAATGAAAAAGGTAAGTACAAAACAAAATCTAAGACATATTCGTCTTATGAAGAAAAGAACTCAACGCGAAGAAAAGCGTAAGATACAAAGAGGGATTGTAGCTATTAAAATGGAGAAGATTAAGAATGCTGGAAAGCGTATTATGAAAGCTCAAAAAAGAATGATGAGACTTGCAAAAGGATGAAAGTAGCAATTCTTAATGACACTCATTGTGGTGTCAGAAATAGTAGTGATATCTTCTTACAATATCAAGATCGTTTCTATAGCGAAATCTTCTTTCCATATTGCCAAGAGAATGGTATCAAAAACGTACTCCATCTCGGAGACTATTACGAGCATCGTAAGTTTGTTAATTTCAAAGCTTTAAATGCTAATCGCAAACACTTCTTAGAACCATTAAAAGAGTTTGGTATGACAATGGATATTATTCCAGGCAATCATGATGTATACTTTAAAAATACAAATGAACTCTGTTCTCTAAAAGAACTGCTTGGTTACTTTACATCAAATGTCAATATTATTATGAAACCAACTGTCATTGATTATGATGGACTTGGAGTGGCAGTCATACCTTGGATTAACAATGCAAACTATAAAGAGTATACAGAGTTTGCTCAAAAATGTGGTGCACCTATTCTTGGAGCTCATTTGGAATTAAAAGGATTTGACATGATGGCAGGGATGCCTAATCCACATGGCATGAGTGCTGATGTTTTTTCAAGATTTGAAATGGTTCTTAGTGGTCATTTCCATACAAAAAGTTCTCAAGGGAATGTTACGTATCTTGGTTCTCAAATGGAATTTACTTGGGCAGATGTTGATGATCCAAAATTCTTTCATGTACTTGATACTGAAACAAGAGAGATTACACCAGTAAGAAATCCAATTACAATGTTTAAGAAAGTTATATATGATGATACTAAAACAGATTATGATAAAGTAGACATATCGCAGTTTGAGAAAAAGTTTATCAAGCTGATTGTTATAAATAAAAATGATTTGTATATGTTTGACAAATTCATAGACAGATTACAGAACATAGAAACATATGAGCTAAAAATAGCTGAAAGTTTCGAAGAGTATCTGGGAGAAAGCGTAGAAGACGAGAAAATATCCCTTGAAGATACAAACGAACTTTTGGATTCATATGTTGAAGCTGTAGATACTGACTTAGATAAAGAACATCTTAAGGTAGAACTACGTAAGCTATATACAGAGGCACAGAATCTCGAGGTAGTATGATACATTTTAAATCATGTGAGTGGAAGAATTTTCTCTCCACTGGAAGCGATCCAATAAAAATCTTATTAGATAAGACACCATCAACATTAATTGTTGGTCAAAATGGAGCAGGTAAATCAACTTTGCTAGATGCTCTTTCATTTGCTCTCTTTGGCAAACCCCATAGAGATATTAAGAAAGATCAAATGATCAATAGTATTAATAAAAAAGGTACACTTGTTACAGTCGAAATGACTATAGGAAGTCATGAGTTTAAGATTGTACGTGGTATTAAACCAGGTAAGTTTGAAATCTATCAAAATGGTAATTTGATTAATCAAGCATCTAATGCCAGAGATTATCAAAAGTTCTTAGAGCAAAATATTCTTAAGCTTAACCATAAGTCATTTCACCAGGTAGTTGTACTTGGTTCATCTTCTTTTATACCATTCATGCAATTGCCAGTTTGGTCAAGAAGGAATATCATTGAAGACTTATTAGATATCAACATCTTTTCTAAGATGAATACTCTGTTAAAAGAAAGAAACTCTAAAATCAAAGATGAATTAACTGATGTTAATCATCAAATCGATATTCTTAAAACTAAAATGGATGCTCAAAGTAAGTATATCAAAGACTTGCAAGAGTTAAATGACGATCAAATAGAAAAGAAAAGAGAGAGCATCGATGCTCATAAAGAAGAAATTAATAAACTCTTTGATGAAAGCAAAACTCTTGGTAAGAATCTATCAGCCTCTATCACAGAAGAAGAAAAGCATAGTGGACAACTTATTAAGAAAATGTCTCAACTTGATTCTTATGATATGCAATTCAACGATAAGATTAAAGGTTTAGTTGATGAATCTAGATTCTATGAAGATAATGATCAATGTCCAACATGTGATCAGGCAATCGAAGAAGAAAAGAAAGTAGAAAAAATTACTTCAGTTAAAGCAAAAGCAAAAGAAATTCAAACAGCCAAAGATGATCTTGCAAAGAATATTGCTGAAATGAAAGTAGAACAACAAGAAGTTTCTAATAGTCTTAATAAGCTTCGTCAAAAACAACAAAAGATAAATAGTAATAATGATGCGATTGCTCTTCTTCAAAAAGAAGTCAATAAGGTTCAAAAAGAAATTGATAGTCTACAAGGTCAAACTGGAGACGCATCAAAAGCAAAGAAAGAACTTTCAGACATGAGAAGAAGTAAAGACAAATCTACTGAAAAGAAACTTGAGTATGTAGAAGAAAGAACCTACAATGAAGTCATAGGTGAAATGCTTAAAGACACTGGTATTAAAACAAAAGTCATTAAGCAATATCTTCCTATCATGAATAGATTAATTAATAGTTACTTACAGGTTTTAGATTTCTTTGTATCGTTTCATTTAGATGAAAACTTTAATGAGACTATAAGATCAAGACATCGTGATTCGTTTAATTATGCTTCATTCTCAGAAGGAGAGAAACAAAGAATTGATTTATCTCTTCTCTTTACATGGAGACAAATTGCTAAAATGAAAAATAGCGCAGCGTCAAATCTACTTATACTTGATGAAACATTTGATTCAAGTTTAGATATTGATGGTGTAGACAATCTTACAAAGATTCTTGATACTCTCGATGATGGAAGTAATGTGTTTATTATATCTCATAAAGGAGATGTACTTGAAAACAAATTTAGAAGTAAGATAGAATTCTTTAAAGAAAGAAATTTCTCAAAGATCAGATAATGCTGGTATAGCTCAGTTGGTAGAGCAATTGATTTGTAATCAATAGGTCGTCAGTTCGAACCCGACTACCAGCACCATTTTTAAGATCAACACTTTTCTGCTAATTATTTTCAATTATTTCACCAAAAGTCGTTTACATATATGCTGAACTATGGTATAATATACGTATAAAATCAAAAAGATAAGGAAAATCAATGATTAAACACAAAAGCACTCTTGCTAAGCTTTTAGCTAAAGAAAACATTACAGTACAATACGGCAACTATAAAACTGCATGGTTCGATATTAAAAATAGAATTCTCGGTATTCCACTCTGGAAAGACATGGGTAAAGATGTTGCTGATCTTTTTATAGGTCACGAAGTTGGACATGCTTTATTTACACCATATGAAGGTTGGCATGATAGTCCTGAGAAACTAGAAGGTTGTCCACGTACTTATATCAATGTTATTGAAGATGCAAGAATTGAAAGACATATTAAAGATGCTTATGTTGGTCTTGTTGCTCCAATGGCAAGAGGATATAAAAAGCTTTTTGATGATGACTTTTTTGGAGTTGATGAAGATCTCGATTGGGACGAAGTTAAACTTATCGATAAAATTAACTTAAAGGCTAAAGTTGGAGCTCATCTTGAAGTACCAATGAATGATGAGGAAATGGTTTATTATAATAGATCAATGAAGACAGAAACATTTGATGAAGTGCTTGATTTAGTAAGAGACATTCTTGCTTATACAAAAGAAAATCAAGAAGAGCTTATGACACCTCCTCCTATGGGATCTCAAGAACAAGAAACAGAAGGTCAACAGGAAGAAGATGATATGGGACCACAGGGCCATGATGATATGGAGACTCAAAATGAACAAAAGAAAGATACTGGAAATGAACAACAAGATTCTACTAATGAAACTGATGAAGAAGGAAACGATTCAGCAAAAGGAGATCCTTCAAAGTCCGATGATGATGGAGATAATCAAGGAAATGTTGAAAACCAAAAACCATCTGAAGAAGATGTTTCTGAAACAGATGAAGCATTTAGAAGAAAAGAACATACACTCTTAGATATTAATGAAGGTGGAATGCAAACTCTTATTGGTAACGAATTTAGTAAACCAGTAAGAGATGCTATTGTAACACCATATGCTCAACTTAAAAAATCAAGACAAATTAAATTGAACAAATATGACGAATCAGCTGCAACATATTCTGATAGCATGATTACACTTGCAGAGCATAAAGAAGAGTTTAAACAATATCTTAAGACTGTAAAACAAAGCGTTAACTTTGCAGTGAAAGAGTTTGAAATGAGAAAAGCAGCTTTCAGATATACAAGAGCTCAAACAGCTAAAACTGGTTCTGTCGACGTAAATAGATTATGGTCATATAAAACAAATGATGATATATTTGCAAGAGTTACAAAACTTGCGGATTCTAAAAATCATGGAATGATGATGTTAATTGATTACTCAGGTTCTATGACAGAATGTATGACGAATGTAATGGATCAACTTTTACACTTAGTTGTTTTTTGCAAAACTATTAATATACCATTTGATGTTTATGGATTTACAAATAGTAATCCACAATTAAGCCAATGGTTACATCTAGAAGACGAAGGATCAAATTACTCAATTGATCAAATAGAATCTGAAGTACATCACGGTGGTTTATCGCTGCCACAAGTAATTGCTTCAACTCTTAAAAAGGGAGATTATGAAGAAGCGTTGTTCCATATCTATTTAAGAAAAGTACTCGCAAAACGTGAGTGGGGCTTTTATGAAAGATATGTATTGGCTCCAGAAGAAGAGTATGGTTCAACACCTCTTAACCAATCATTGATTGCTGCTCATAGAATGGTCGATAAGTTTAAAAGAAATAACAACATCGACAATATGAATTTTGTAGTAATCTCTGATGGAGATACAAATGGAATCAGCATAGTCAAAAATAGTAAAAGAGATTACACTCTTACAGAAACTTATAAAGGCGCACTCGTTAATATTATGGGCGAGCATGTAAAACTAGAAGATACTCGAAAAGGAGGAACTCAAAGCCTACTTGAGAATCTTCAAAAGAAATTCGGTTGTACTACAATCGGCTTTTTCTTAGCAGACGGTGCTCACAACTTTAAATACAAAATTGAAGATTGTGATGAAGAGACATATTACGATAGCAGCAATATGAGAAAGTATCAAAAAGAATACAACAAAAAGAAATGTGTAACTTTTACAGATACACTTGGCTATAACGAATTCTATGTTTTAAAATCTAAAAGACTAGAAACAGATGCAGAAGAATTTGTTACAGCAGAAGATGCTTCAAAAGGTCAATTGACTACAGCATTTAAAAAGTTCAGTAAGTCTAAAAAGCTTAACAAAACATTGCTAACTAACTTTGGTAAAGCAGTTGCAGAATAAGATCAACACTTTTCTGTCAATTATTTTCAAAAAAAGTGAAAATAATCGTTTACAAATGCGCCGAACTATGGTATAATATACAAATAATAAAGATAAGGAGAAAACTATATTATGAATAACTTGAAAAAATCAACTGAAATAATTCTAAAAGAGCTTGCAATCAGATATCCTGATCAAACTCAGTTTAGAAAAAATGCGATCGTCGAGGTTGGCGAATCGTTTGGATACTCAGGAAAAGACTGGGATCCACTTATGCAAAAAAACAATAGAGTCAAGATTGGTACTTACGATCTTGCTGGTTTGATTGAGCCATTAAGAGAAACTATAGTAAATACATCAGTTGTTAACAGCATTCCTGCTCAAGCTGCTCAAATGCAATCAATTGTAAACGAAGAGAAAAACTTTGCTCAACTTGATGATACATTTATTGCTTGGGGAGCTTATCATGACATTGTAAAAATTGTCAAATCAGATATGTTCTATCCAACTTATATTGCTGGTCTTTCTGGTAATGGTAAAACATTTATGGTCGAACAAGCATGTGCTAAAGTCGGCAAAGAATTTATAAGAGTTCAAATCAATCCTGAAACAGATGAGGATGATTTACTTGGTGGATTTAGACTTATCAATGGAGAAACAGTTTTCTCTAAAGGTCCAGTTTTAAAAGCTATGGAAAATGGCGCGGTGTTACTCCTCGATGAGATCGATAGAGCAACAAATAAAATCATGTGCTTACAAGGAATCCTTGAAGGCAAACCAGTCCTAGTCAAAAAGACTGGAGATATTGTATATCCTGCAGAAGGATTCAATGTTATTGCAACAGCAAATACAAAAGGTAAAGGTTCTGATGATGGCAGATTTACAGCTGCTTCGATCATTGATGATGCTTTCCTAGAAAGATTTACTATCTCAGTAGATCAGCAATTCCCATCGTTAAACATCGAGAAAAAGATTGTATTAAAACACATGGAGAAATTTGACTGTGTAGACAGCGACTTTGCAGATAAGCTCGTAACATGGGCTGACATTATACGCAAAACATTTTATGACGATGGCGTTGATGAAGTTATTTCAACAAGAAGGCTTTGCCACATTGTTCAAACGTTTTCAATCTTTGAGAAAAGAGACAAAGCAATTGATCTTTGTATTTCAAGATTTGATAATGATACAAAGGAAGCTTTCCTTGATCTTTACAGCAAAGTAGACGCTGATGAGATTGTAACTAATCCTTATGAAGGAGATGAAGATGTTTATAAAGAAATCTAAGCAAATTGACTATAAGTTTAATGAAGGAGCTCTCATAGCAGAGCTTCAAGCTTATATCGATAAAACTTACGGCGGTCACTATTCAAAGAATCAGTTTCAATCAACTGAATTCATTATTGATTGTGGTCATGGTATGGGATTTGCTTTGGGTAACGTACTTAAGTACGCTCAAAGGTATGGTAAGAAAGAAGGACATAATAGAGCTGATCTTTTAAAGATCTTGCACTATACTATTATTGCTTTAGCTTGTCATGATAAAAATGAAAAATAATCGTTTACAAAACGATGAAAGTATGGTATAATATATTATTATGGAGAAAATATGAATCTATCAAATGACACCGTGAATGTGTTAAAAAACTTCGCAACAATTAATCCTAACTTGGTATTTCAACCAGGTCAAAAATTAAAGACGATATCAGAGTCTAAAACAATTCTTGCATCAGCAACTATTGTAGAAGACT